CATAAATAGGAATATATCTTAAATGGCTATAATGTAAATAATTAATTTTGTACACTATTGTCACAGGTATAGATTAGAATAATTATAAAGTGTTAAGATTAAATAAAATTAAATAGGGTTTGAATAGGGTTAAATAAAATTAGATAGGGGTTGAATAGAGTTGAATAGAATTAGATAGGGTTAAAATAGTTCCTATTCATTAACAGACATCAACAAAATTTTTTTATGCGTTATAACAATCGGTCAATATTACTGACCTATCTATTTATAAAGGTTTTTTATTATTACTATTAATAATCATAAGTTAGCATTACACATTACAGGCTATAAGATATAGAAGTTTTAGGATTTGTAGGCATGGCTACCCCCTATAAAGTGGCGTCTGTTTATTATATATATATACTCCGATAATCTCAACATACACATAGCCATACCCCCACAAGTACCCTGCACCATTTTATTCAGTTGTTTTACAGATTTTATTTTTTACTTTAAAACAATTACAAATAAGCTAGATGTAGTATATGAACTATTTTTCATCAGAAGATATGGATTGTATTTGTTACATTGAAGAGAAAACAAACAATGTAGTTATTAAATTTTTTAATATGGAAAATAATTCTACTGCAGAACTATTTACAATCTATGTTATGAATAGATTAGGTTTTGAATATTCTCCAATAAATGAAAAGATGTTAAGTAAATTAGTTCATTAGAACTTATGGATATTAAAATACCTTATACTCCAAGACGACATCAAGCATATCTACACCAGCAAATATCAAGATTTAGATGGAGTGTGCTGGTCTGCCACCGAAGGTTTGGCAAGACAGTATGTATGATTAATCATCTAATTAGGTCAGCATTGTTGACCAAAGCTAAGAATCCAAGATTCGCCTACATAGCACCAACCTTTAAACAGGCTAAAGCAATAGCATGGGATTATGTAAAACAGTTTACAGCAAAGATACCACACACTAAATTTAACGAAACAGAGCTAAGAGTAGATTTACCTAATGGCTCTCGTATCACCTTGCTAGGCTCAGAAAACTCAGACGGCTTGAGGGGTATATACCTAGATGGGTGTGTCATCGATGAGTACGCCAATGTATCTGAAAAACTATTTCCAGAAATTATAAGACCAGCATTATCAGATAGAAAAGGTTATTGTGTATTTATTGGTACTCCTGCTGGGATGAATAATAACTTCTATGATCTATACCAGCACGCACAAGGTGCAGAAGATTGGTTTAATTATAAAGCTAAAGCAAGTGAAACAAAGATTGTCGACCAAGAGGAATTAGATAAGGCAAGAGAAGTAATGGGAGAGAAGAAGTATCTCCAAGAGTTTGAGTGCGATTGGATTGCCAACATTGAAGGAGCAATATATGGCGATGTACTATCCCAGATTGAGGATAAGAAACAATTGAGAAGAGTGCCTTACGATCCTGCTTTGCCTGTCAGCACCGCTTGGGATCTTGGCGTTTCAGATCATACCGCAATAATATTTTTTCAGCAATTAGGTAACTCAGTAAACATTATTGATTACTATGAGGAACGAGGTCAAGGCTTACCGCATTACATAGAAGTTTTAAATAGCAAAGAATATATTTACAAGGATCACTTTGCACCACACGACATCGAAGTTACAGATTTTAGCAATGGCAAAACCAGAAGAGAGGTAGCCTACCAATTAGGTGTGCGGTTTAAAGTAGTACCTAAGATTCCACTAGAAGATGGCATCCATGCCACAACAATGACTCTGCCTAAATGCTATATTGATATAGACCATTGCAAAAAGTTAATAGATGCGTTAAGACATTACCATAGGAAGTATGTTGACAAAAACAGAATGTTTAGGTCAAAGCCTAATCATGATTGGTCATCACACGCTTGTGATGCCATGAGGTATCTGTCTGTTGGCTTACAAGAATTAAATACTAGACAAACTGCTCCGCAAAGTGTAGCAGATAATGATTATAGGATTATATAATTATGGGATCAATATTCAAACCAAAAATGCCAGCGTTGCCACCAGTTCAACCTTTGCCAGAAACTCCAGAATTAACTGATGAGGAAAAAGCAAAAATTAAAAAAGAACAAGATGCAATTGAAAGAAGAAGAAAAGGTAGAAAGTCTACTATCCTTACTGGTCCACTTGGTATTCAAGAGTCTGAAGAAACTAAACTTAAAACTTTATTAGGAGAATAGTATGTTAGAAAAAATTAAAAAAGTATTTAAAAAAAAACCTGCAGTAAAAAAGGTAGAAGAAAAATTTGATAACATGATTGATATGCAAAGTGCAGTAGGATCAAACACAACACAAGAAGTAAAAGCAGAAGTTAAATCTGAAACTAAATCTTCTTTAACATTTGGTAAATAATATGGGTGCAGGTGGACCAAGTTCTGGAACTGGAAATAGTAAATCAGTTACAACGCAAAAAGCTCAAAAAGATTTACAAGTTTCTGCTTACGAAAGAGAAATAGAAAAACAAAAAGCAGAAGCTAAAGCAAAATCAAAAGTAACTGAAGGAACATTATCTGATCCAAGAGAGAAAGATGATACTGCTGCTAAGATGAGTTTGTTTAGAGAACAAGGTGTAACAAATCTTAAAAATCAAAAATTTCAAACTCCTACTACAGCATTATTATCTGGAGTGTTTGCAGGTGGATCAAGAGTTAACAGAGATTTTTTTACAGATAAAGTTTTAGGATCAAAAAATTATAAAGGAACAACTAAACAAGATTTTGAAAGAATGAGTAGATCAGCACAAGAATCTATGTATAAAGATTATTTTACAGCAAGAAGTTCTGGTAAAATAGATGCTTATGGAAACACTTTATCACAAGGTGATAATGGTGGTGCAATAGGATCAAGTGGTCAAGTAGTACAAGCTCCAACAGTAACTGCTCCAACAACCGCAGAAGTTTCTCAAAGTGCAGCAACAGATGTAGCAGAAGATAATATTCTTTTAAGAAAAAGAAAAGCAAAAGCTAGAGGAAGATCACCAACTATTATGACAGGAGTAACTGGTGCAACAGGTAGCTTGACATTAGGTAAACCAAGTCTATTAGGTAGATAATATGGCTCAAACAGATTTAGCAAAAAATTTATTAAAACGATTTGATCGATTAAAATCTCAAAGACAAAATTGGGAAAGTCATTGGCAAGAAGTTGCAGACTATATGCAACCAAGAAAAGCAGATGTAACTAAATCAAGATCAAGAGGCGATAAAAGAACAGAACTTATTTTTGATTCTTCTCCACTACAATCAGTAGAACTCTTAGCAGCATCACTACATGGTATGCTAACAAATCCTGCTACCCCCTGGTTTTCTTTAAGATTTAAAGAAGATGATATGGAGAATGAAGATGAAGCAAAAGAATGGTTAGAGTCTGCTACAGAGACCATGTACTCTGCATTCAATAGATCAAACTTCCAACAAGAAATATTTGAATTGTATCATGATCTAATTACTTTTGGTACAGCAGCAATGTTTATCGAAGAAGATGATGAAGATCTTTTAAAATTCTCAACAAGACATATTAACGAAATATATATTGCTGAAAATGAAAAAGGTAGAATTGATACTGTCTTTAGAAAATTTAAAATCTCTGCAAGAGCAGCAATACAAAAGTTTGATAAGGTATCAAATAACATTGCAGTAACTGCTAAGAAAGATCCATACGAAGAAGTAGAAATACTTCATGCGGTTTATCCAAGATCAGACTTTGATCCTAAGAAACAAGATAAACAAAATATGCCATTTGAATCTGTGTACATAGAAGCAGGAACAGGTGAAGAATTATCTGTATCTGGATTCAGAGAGTTTCCATTTGTAGTACCAAGATATTTAAAAGCATCACATGAAATCTATGGCAGATCTCCAGCAATGACAGCTTTACCAGATGTGAAAATGTTAAATGAAATGTCTAAGACTACAATTAAGTCTGCACAGAAACAAGTTGATCCACCTTTATTAGTTCCAGATGATGGATTTATTTTACCCGTAAGAACTGTACCAGGTGGTTTAAATTTTTATAGAAGTGGTACAAGAGATAGAATTGAACCATTAAACATTGGTGCGAATACTCCACTAGGTTTAAACATGGAAGAGCAAAGAAG